CTTCTAGCGCCTTCATTTAGCCTTTCCTTGCCTGTTTTACGGGCATGGCGAGCTTCGTGCATATCCCTTTCAGCGGCCTGTAAATCCTCTTCTGAAGGCAAAGACTGTTGAAAACTTTGAATATCTTGTTGCATTCTTTGACGTCTTTGATTTTGAAAAACAGGATTTACAGATTTTTCAGCAAATTCGCTTTCATCTGGAACATCAAACTCTTTTATCTGTTGGCTAGCAAACTTTTTTGTACCTAAAGGACTGTCAAATGATGGCATATCTATCTCCACAATTAATTAATAATTAACACGCTCACATGTTAATATAACAATAAAAATGGCATTTGATTTAAATCAAATGCCATTTAAGTAAGGATTTAGGTTATTTAAAATTAATTAGAATAAGTCTCCACCAGAACCGATATCGATAAGACCAGCAGCATCCAAGGAACCTCTTCTGCCACCAGAACCTGTATCGACCAATTGCTCGATATTGGTAATGCCATCTCCGCTTGGAATTGTAATAATTCCATTTGGTCCAGCGCCCATATGAGTAATACCTCTTTCGCCACCCACAGCAACAGGAACGCCACCTGGGATTGGAGAAGAACCACCATTAAGTACAGAGAAAATGTTTTCAGCTTCCCAGCTCATGGTGTCTGTAATTACCCAGTCACTGACTTGGTATACATAATCCAATCCACCGATCCAAACATTTTTAATAACAGTAGAAATTTGGCTGCCTTGATCTCTCTTTTGCTTGTCTAAAATGACAATATCAAAAGGATAAACCTGTGAAGCAACATGAATAAAGCCTCTACTAAAAGCTTCAGTAATTCTTAGTCTATCAAATCTTACTCTTTGACAAGAACCAGTAATGTTTGTTGATTGATTTGGAACAGAATCAACGTGACCATCTGTTCCAACCTCATCTATCATCTTAATCGATCTCTTTTCAGAGATGGACAATGATTGAACAGCACCTACTGGTGTGTTATTCACTAAAATGATAATGTTAGTTGAAATAGCTGTACTGGTCTTATTAACGCCATTTGGCAATGTTAATGTAGACTGTGTATTTGGTGCAGTAGCCATTTATATCTCCCTAAATCCTATTAACTTAAACCTATATTATATATTATAACTGTCCTAAAGAAACTTTGATGTAAATAAAGTTAACTGGATAAGTTGGTTGTACTCTTACAGAAATGTTCCATTGTCTTGGATCAACGTCATCTCTTTGTACTGACAAATCCTTGTAGTTAGTAATCAAGCCTTGAGACACAAGAGAATTCAAAAGAATTACAGCACGAGTATTCAAGATAGAACCAGTATCAACAGATTCTGGAGTACCAATGAATCCTTGGAATCCGGCTCTTAAAGTCTTAGCAACCCTATCTCTGATAAATACGATAGAAATTTCTTGTTCCTCTGGGAAGCCACTTTGAGAAGTAGTAATGCCCCATACGACTCTACCACCACCCGCAACTGGTTGTAAGGTTGTTACACCGGCAGCTGCCAATTGCTCCAATGTTAATTGAGAGAATTGTCTATTTCTTAAGATAGTAAATCCGCTTAATACCTTATTGGTAAGTGGATTCTCAATCTTAATGTCTGCGGATTCATAACCTGCTGCAGCAGCTGCAATATAGAAACCATCGATAAGAACGTTATCTGCTCCAGCTTGTACCACAATTTGGTCTGGGTAGAAGTATACGGCCCTGTAAGTTTGACCAAAGGCATCAGATACTGAATAGTTAGCCAAGTCTTCAATATTACCAGCTAATACATCAGTAACACTTTCTCCTTGAATACCTTCCAACACACCAATGTCCTCAACGGCTGCTGGCTCAGCTCCAGTCAAATTGTCTGGAGTTAATCCATTAATTGCACCGATGAACAATACTCTTTCTTTCTTATTACGAATATTGCTCATTGTCAAACAATGATTAAGAGAATTTTGGAAAATAACAGAGATAGTTTGTTTTGGCAATGGAACCAAAATATCACACTCCACTACTTCAAGAGACTCAAGTGCGGTAATCCAACCAGCATCAAAGAAGGTTGCTTCTTTAGAATTAACGATGGAAATTCTTAATGCATATCCGTTAGGAACTACGTTATGATTGATTACAACATAATTGCTAACATCAGATGGATCCAAAACTTCATATCTCATACCACTTTCATTAACAATTGTCTTCTCAATAGTAATGGTGTTAGTCATACTATCATAACCGATAATATCATATAAACCATTATTATCAGTAGAACCATTAATTTGAAGTTTCTTATTAAGAATTGAAGATATTACGCTGAAATCAACACCAGTCATAGAGTTACTGCTTAAAGTCGCAGTAGCAGTAGCAATCAATGCTACCAAACTGCCATCAGTGCCAGATCCATCATCTACTGGTAAACCAGTGGCAGGATCAATAACCGCAAAAGTGGCTGGAGATTCAGTTGTAAAGTCTGGGAACACACCGTCATAAGTAACATAAAGCTTACCACCAGATACGTTATTGATGGTATAGACTCCCATGTTAGCTACGTTAGTAGAATCAATAACTTTAAGTTTCTTGCCAACATAAGTAGAGTCAAACACAATAGAAGAACTAAATACGCCTCTATCGGTGAAAGCTAAATCTCTTCCGATATAACCATCTTGACCGTCAGCCAAATCTTCAAAGCTCTCTTTAACAGTATAGAAGTAAGAGAATCCGCTTGGAGCTGGATTATCATCAAATATAAATTCTGAAGTAGTTGGGTGACCAGCGGTATCAAGAGTGTAATAATCCAACTTGTTAGGAAGAATTTGCGTCTCTACATGAGTAGCATTATTCGTTACGAAAAAGTGAATTGAAGAGTTAAAATCTGGGGTTACACCAGCTGGCAATGGGAAAATGAAATCATCTGGGTTTGTAGACAATGAATCTACATTTGAAACTAAGTTATAAGAAACTCTTCTTGGCATTGGAGGAGCAGCTTGAACTGTAATCAAAGCGGGTGCATTATTAGCGAAAGCTAATTGAGCACCTAATGACAAATTGTTTCCTACGCTTGGTAAACCGTGTCTCTTAACAACGTCTCCCAATCCTTGAAGAAGAACTGGATCATTTAAATTAGCAACTGGGATGTAGTTAGCAGTTAAAGAATCATTTCTAACTAATACTCCTGAAGCAACTTTGATAGTAAATCCGTCACCTTCTACGAATGGAGACAAGGTAACGCTCATAACCTGAGTTTCATTAATAGAAAAGCTCAAGACACCGTTACTAACAACATTTCCATTGGCAGTCCAAATGATTGGGTTGCCATTTGCATCAATCTTAGCGCCGGAGATAGAACCAAAGGCAATAAATTTGGCGGTCCCTGCTATTGGTTGATTTAATGGATTTCTTTGAACAGCAACACATCTGATAGTCCAGGTTTCTGGAGTTGAATTTGGATCAACTAAAGTAAGTGTGCTTAAATATCCATCACCAACGTTTGTGCTGAGTGGAATATAAAAACTACCACCTTGATCAACGATATGAGCAGTTTGTAACTCTATACGTCCAGTTGTAATATCAATTCTATAATCATATTTATTACTAAATGGGTTACCATCAATAAGAGACTCTAATCCAACTAATGGGATACCATTTTTGAATACGGTTGTTCTATTTGAAATTAAAGGAAAATTACTTAATTGAAAATGTCTTCCATCGGAGCCTTGAGTTGAAGAATAACTTGGATTTAAACCATCTTTTCCGCCGCCTAAAGCTTGGGAAACAATAGTTTCATCAGTCGAACCTTCACCTATCATTGCAGCGATTCGGGAGCCACCTGGAATTGCGACACCACGAGATTGGGTAATTACGTCAGTAAATACGCCTGGTAAAACATTTGTAGCTCCGGGAATATTAGCCATTTTAAATCCTTATTGCTCAGTCTATTGAGATTCTATCACTAAAATGTATTAATATTCCTATTCTTCGAGACATATTAACATATTTATTATGATTAAGCATAAATTTTTTAATTTAGCTATGCAATCTCATTAATTTTATTTATAGTAGTAAATCCGTTACATTAATTTCAGTATGAATCGTAAGGTTTTGAGCTACTGGACTTCCAGGGTTAGAAAGGTCTTCAAAGGTCACGGTAAAGAAAATTGCATCAATTATTGTGCTAATTGGAATTTCTCTCCTCCATTCAGTCCTTATATCTAATGTGATAGTTTGCCTAAACAATTTATCATTTCTGTCATCTGTTTCACTGGCAGAGCCAATACTTATTGGTTTTACAATCAATCCCACATCGTATAATGAATTAAAATGAATTTCAGTAAAACACATTCCTACGGCTTCTACTAAATCATCTCTAGCTCTTAGGCTTCTGGTCAAAACATCTATAATAATGCTTCCTTCCCAAACACCCGCTGTAATAAAGGATTTGGGCCTTCTTACATCAGTTTGGTTACCATAGCCATCTTCGTAGGCAATCGTCTCATATTGAACAGCACCCTGCTCCCTATTAATAGATATTGGTACATACCTACTACCGCCACTCTTAACCAAGATAGCTGGATAATAAATTCCATCATATCTATAATTTTCACCAATAAACAATCTGGTACTTAAAGGTAAAGTTGGACTTAATTCAGGATGAGCGCCTGGGCCACGAGGTAAATCTGCACCTGGAGGTAAATCAGTATGGTCTGTAGTATTTGCAAAACCCCATTGATCTTTAGAATAATGGTAGTACGCAC